AGCGTTTCCATAGCTTCGATGTAATCGTTGATATTGCAGCTTTTTGGAATGAGGTTTGCCGCCACGTTAACCGGCAAGCCAGAACGCTTGACCGATAGCCTGACCGATTTTTCAACCGATTTTTGCTTTGGTATCTGAATCATAATTGGTTTCCTTTCGTAATGTTGTCAATTTAGATTAAGCAATCTAAAACAGATTGCAAGCATTATTTTAGAATGAAGCTTGCAACGGTTGCCAATACGCAACCGGCCGCAATCGTTAGCAGTACCGGCAAGCCATCGCTTGCCAGTGATGCCGCGACAAGGGCAAGGCAAAGCGCAATCAGCGCAAGCCCGCCTGATATGGTTTCACGGTTCATTGTGTAACGTCTTCGAAGAGTGGTTCACGGCTGTCGTGATAATCCCACTCGTTAGTCGCTGCAATGTAGAACGAATCGCATTCTGGGCATTCTATTTGCAGCTTTTCAGCTTGCCAATGGTGGTTGCAATTGCCGCAATCGTAGTTTGTTTTTGTCATTGTCTTTCCTTTCTTAAATATTAACCGTTGCTGCAAAGTTTGGCTTGGTTGATAGGTCAATTTCGCTTATACGCCAATTTTTGACCGGATGAAGCTGGCCAATCTCAATCAGCTTTTCAAATACCGCAATGCGCTTTTCAGCGTCTTTTCGTGTTGTGATTGGCTTGCCGTCAATCTTGGCACAAATAAGGCTTTCAAGCTTATCATCGCCATAGATTCCCCATATTATGAACTCGTTTTGCATTGTCTTTTCCTCTTTTGGTTTCGTGATAGGCTTACGCATCTTATTGTGACGCTATAGCGTTATGACGTCATAATAAGACGCGGCAGGGATTCCCCTGCCAGCCGGTTATGGCTTGCGCTTTTGTGGAATGTTTTTGAAGCCTAGTATGGCTTGCGCTTTACGCGATACAGGCTTGATAAATTTGACGATTTGACCTTGTTTGTTTTGATATACATACATTGTTTTAGCCTTTCCGATTTATGCCGCTTGGCGTTTAAAGTTATTTGCGCCAGCGCCGTGCGCGACTATGGCGATTGATTTAGGGCTTTTTGTGCTAGTACCAGCGCACAAGCCGCAAGTGATACACTGTGTTAAATATCCTGCTTCTTTGCTAGCAGGGCATAAAATCTCTTTACCGGTGATAAGGCTTTCAATGCGGTCAATGACGCGAAACGTCCGGTGGCCTTTATTCCAAGCTTCTTGCGCTTCTGCTTCGCTATCAGCGGATTGCATATAAATTGCAGCGTCAAAACTTGCGCTTTCAATGCCTGACTGGTGACTGTAAGCGGTGTGGCCTTTAGCCTTGCTGATAAGGCTGTCCCAAATATATGACGGAACCGCGGCGCCGTCGCCATATGTACCAATGCGAACCATACGGTCAACACCAAGCGCGGCTATGGCATCGTGTCCGCTGATTGCAGGATATTTGCCAGCCTTATAGGCTTTATATGTAATCAAAACGCCTTGGCCTAGGTTTACATAGCAAGAACGATTCTTTGCGGTCTTGCGGTCTGGCTCATTGTGCGCTTCGCCCCTATGCGGGCAATTGCCGCAAATAGAAAAATCAGCGCCGGTTTTGTTAGCTTCAAGCGGGTTAACGTCTGGCCGCAATATATAGGTTTGCACCATTGCGCCGGTTTTACCGTTGCGGCTCTTGGCAATGTTAGCAATTGCGATAATGCGCTGGCCGTCAATCTGGCTTGCGCCGTCATAGATTACAAATGCGTTTGGTTTTGTCATTGTCTTTTCCCTTTCTGTTACCGGCTATTCGCCAATAGATATCAGTGTATATTCGTTGGCTTCTATGTCCTGAATTTCTGTCTCTGACAGTGTATAGGGTGAATGTTCGACTATATGTTGAACGCGCCGTGACACTTCGTCTTCAATCCAGTCGTGCGCTTCGCCTATGTTGTCGAATGTCATTTTTGTTGGGTTGGTGTCCATTATGTCGATTGAATATGAAACCGTGATTGTCATTGTTTTGATTCCCTCTTTTATGAAACGATGAAAGCGACTATTTCGGCAATTTGTGATATTGCAAGCAAAACGATTATAATATGAAAGACGTTTGCTTTCTCATATGTGTCGCCGTGTTTGATATAATGTGCCATTTTTTGATTCCCTTTCCTGTAATACTTTATATATATGTTAAGCATATATTGACACGATGCAAGCGAAAAACAGCAAATAATATAAAAAAACTTGCAACTCTTGTTGCGTTTGGCGCGGGGATTATGGGGGATGATAGGGCGGGTATAAAGGGGGGATATAGGGGCAACACATCTATGCGGTATTATATCACCACACGCGCGAGTTAACCTAGATTCGGTTAACCTGGCACAATCGCCCAAATTAGCCCGCTGACTGGCGTTGTTGGTTCCAGTGTATGATTCATCATCGGCAGTCGTTGCAAGACGTCACGCGGCAATGTAGAGCCTTGGCTTTATGCGATTGATAATGAGTCGCAATATCATTCTCGCCTGGACTACTGCGAATGAGAATCATTCTCAAATGATAATGATAATGAGAACGGTTCGCAGATCCCCCCCATCGAATCTGCGCGGGGGGCGGCATAAATATATAATAGTCCACATCTAATCCCCTCATCCCCCCCCTTCTTTCTACCACGCCTAAAACGTCCCTAGCACCCCAAAAGTTGCAAGTTTTCTTGCACTGCTATATCAAGTCTGCTATGTGACGAATAAAGGAGTGCCAAATGGGACGTAAAATCACTGACCCGAAAGAGATAGATCGTGGCAAGAAGAAGTTCATCGAGCTTGTTTCTGACGGTATGTCTGCGAGGAAGGCTTGCACTCACAAGCAAATACCTACGTTTATGACGATTAGCAAGTGGCTGCGTGATGACGCTGATTTCCGCGACCAGTACAAGGTCGCTATGGAGCTTCGCGCTCAGAAGATTGACGATGATATTGATGATGCTATTGAGCTTATGAAGTATGGAGAGCTTGACGCCCAGCAAGCGAGAGTTGTGATTGATACTTACAAGTGGCGGGCAGCGAAACTGTATCCGAAGTTCTACGGCGAGAACCAGAAGGTCGAACACGAGCATAAGGTTGTCAGCTTTGTTGACGAGTTGAAGCTGGCAGCGGCGCAGATAGAGCGTCAGCGGCTAGAAGATAACACCATTGATGCGGAGGCCGTTGAAGTTGAAAAAGACTGAGAACACCGACCTGCTTGTAAAGCTGCACAATGACCCGGTTTTATTCGTCACCAGCATTCTCAAGGCAGAACCCCAGCCGTGGCAAGCCGAGGCACTCAAGGCTGTTGCAAGTCACGATAAGGTTAGCATTGCTTCTGGTCACGGTGTCGGCAAGACGGCGTTTCAGAGTTGGTTGGTACTGTGGTGGTTGATTACGCACTATCCGTGCAAGGTTGCTGTGACGGCAAACACGGCGCATCAGTTGAGTGATGTTCTTTGGACTGAGATAGATAAATGGGCAAGGAAGTTGCCCGAGGGGTTCAAGCAGTTACTGGAGTTCAAGAGCGACAAGATTAGCCTTAAAGGGGCTAGTGACAGCTTTGCGGTTGCGCGAACAAGTCGCAGGGAGAACCCAGAGGCTTTGCAGGGTTTTCACTCAGAGAATATGTTATTCTTGTGTGAGGAAGCGTCAGGTATACCGGATGTTGTCTTCCAGGTCGGTGAGGGTGCAATGTCCACTGCCGGTGCGAAGACGGTAATGTGCGGCAACCCTACGCGGTCTGAGGGTTTTTTCTTTGATAGTCACCATTCTCAGCGTGAGCGTTGGCACACGATGACGGTGAGTTGTCACGAGGCAACCACGGTTTCTGAGCAGTTTCTTGAAGAGATGAAGGACAAATATGGTGAAGAGTCTAATGTTTACAGGGTGCGTGTCCTTGGTCAGTTTCCTACGCAATCAGATGATGTACTTTTGCCGCTCTATTTGGTTGAGGAAGCAACTAAAAGAGAAGTCGAAGCCTCACCCACTATGCCGGTTGTATGGGGAGTAGACGTTGCAAGATTTGGTGCAGACCGCAGTGCGATTGCTAAAAGACAGGGCAATGTTCTTATTGAGCCGATTAAGACGTACCAGGGCAGAGATATTATGGAAATGGCAGGAATTGTGCTTTCTGAGTATGAGGCTTGCAATTACAGGTTACGTCCTCAAAGTATTTATATTGACGCTATTGGTATTGGTGCTGGCCTCGCTGACAGGCTAAGAGAGCTTGACTTGCCTGCCGTAGCGATATCTGTGTCGGAGACAGCTAGTTTGAAGGACAGGTTTAACCGGCTTCGTGATGAGTTGTTCTGGAATGCTCGTGAATGGTTTGAGGCAAGAGATTGCCATATACCGAATGATGCTACGTTGATACAGGAGATTACTGCGATTAGGTATAAATACCTGTCTAATGGTAAGCTGAAGGTCGAGAGCAAGGACGAGATGAAGCGCAGAGGGCAGAGGAGCCCGGACGTAGCAGACGCTTTTGTCTTGAGTTTTGCTGAAAATGGTGCCATTGCTGGCGGCTACTCAAGAGGTTATAGTAGCAAGCGCAGCCTCAAGGCAAATACAGGATGGGTAGTATGACTGACAACATCGTAAAGTTTCCAAATAGGCATTTAGACGTTGAAGTAGAGCTTGACGAGACTGAGGAAGAATATTTTGAGATGGTTGAGGCCATCAATACTATGTTGGAAATGCAAGTTGCTGGGTTGCTAGTTACATCAGAAGCAAAATGGCATCACGTTATGGATGCTTGTATGAGTATGGCTGTTAGTTCTGGTCTTCGTGCTGGGATGTCGGCAGAAGAGATTGAGGCTATGATGAAAACTTCAAAGATTAAAGAGGTTGAATACGATGCCTAAAGACCCCCGACTAGAAAGAATTGGCGTAGCAGGCTATAATAAGCCAAAGCGTACACCCAACCACCCGACTAAAAGCCACGTTGTCGTGGCAAAATGCGAGGATGGTAGCGTAAAAACTATTCGTTTTGGTCAGCAAGGAGTTTCTGGTGCTGGTAAAAGCCCAAG